TTTCCCTACACGACGCTCTTCCGATCTATCCGCTGCCGCCAGCGCGCGGGCGGAGGCGGCCGAGGCGACGGCGGCGCAGAACGCCGAGACGCTGCGCCAGGTCGAGAACCGGCGCGCGCAGGAGATGCGCGAGCTGACGGAGCTGGCGACCCAGGCGCAAGCCGAGGCGCGGCGCCTGACCACCGAACTGGAGGCCCTCCGTGCCGACCCGACCCATGCGGCGCCTGCCGCTGCTGTGCTTGAGCGCGCTGTTGACGGCCTGCGCAACAGGCGCGCCGCCGCCGCCGGAAGTCCGGCTGGTGCGGATGCCCGTTCCGTCGCCGCTGCTGATCCCGCCCGCCCTGCCGGCGCTGCCGCCGCCGGGCGCGGCGCTGACCCAGGGCCGGGTCGGTGAATTGCTGTTGGCCTACGACGCATCCCTGGCGGCCTGCGTCGCCCAGCTCGGCGCGATTGCGCGCCTGGATCAACCCGACGCGCCTGCGGCGCCTGACGTGAGGACGACGCCGTGACGCTCGATGTGCTGGCCAAGGTCTGGCCGTTCGTGTTCGGCGCGGGGGGCATCGCGGTCGCCGCGCTGCTGTGGCGCATGCGCGGGGAATTCGCGACCAAGGCGGACCTGGTGCCGCTGCGTGCCGACCTGGGCGCCAACACCCAGCGCATCGAGCGCATGGAGCGCGACATGCAGCACCTGCCGACGAAGGAGGACATCCACAATCTCCATATCGAGGTGACCAAGAGGCGAGGATCGCGGCGACAGTCCTGCCATTCAGTATGCCTGGGGCGGTGCCGGCGCTGGAAAGCCCGATGGCCGTATCCTGTGCAATGCTCTTGAAGAGTGCAGCGTGTTCATGGGGCGGACGCTGGCGCAGGAGTTGGAGGCGCGCGGCTACGACATCACCACACTGCGGTTCTCCATTTCGCGGAAGACCGGGGCATGAGCGGAACCGCTTCCCTCCGCCTCAGCAAGCGCAACGCCGCCGAGTTCCGCCAGGAGATGGCCGACATCGCCGCCGAGCTGCGGCGGCGGATCGAAGCCGAGGTGACCGGCCTGGACGACAGCGCCGCCGCCATCGCGCAGCGGCGCCGGCGCGCCCTGGCGCCGGATGGCTTCGCCTTCTTCTGCGAGACCTACTTCCCCCACTATGTCCGCAGCCCGCACCGATCCCGCCTGCATGAGCACCTGTATCGCCGCCTGCCGGAGATCCTGAACGACCCGCGCGGCCAGAACGACGTGATCGCCGCGCCGCGCGGCGAGGCGAAGTCCACCTATTGCAGCCAGCTCTTCCCCCTGTGGGCGATCGCCCGCAAGGCGAAGCACTATGTCCTGATCCTGATGGACGCCTTCGACCAGGCCGCGGTGATGCTGGAGGCGATCAAGGCCGAGCTGACCGCGAACCCGCGCCTGGCGCTGGACTTCCCGGAGATGTGCGGCCAGGGCCGGGTCTGGAAGGAAGGCGTCATCGTCACGACCAGCGGCGTGAAGGTGGAAGGCGTCGGCTCCGGCAAGCGCCTGCGCGGCCGTCGCCACGGGCCGCACCGACCTGACCTGGCCGTGCTGGACGACATCGAGAACGACGAGAACATCCGCAGCCCCGAGCAGCGCGACAAGCTGGAAGGCTGGGTGGACAAGGCGGTGCTGAATGTCGGCGCCGCCGATGGCAGCCTGGACGTGATCTTCATCGGCACCATGCTGCACTATGACAGCGTGCTGGCGCGCAAGCAGCGCAACCCCATGTGGCGTTCGGCGAAGTTCGCCTCGATCCTGCGCTGGCCCGACGATCGCGCCCTGTGGGACCAGTGGGAGGAGGTGCTGCGCAACGATGGCCCCGACGCCGCCGACGCCTTCTATGCCGCCCGCAAGGCGCGGATGGATCGCGGCGCGGAGGTGAGCTGGCCGGCGGTGCGCCCGCTGGAAGCGCTGATGAAGTTGCGGGTGAAGGTCGGCCATGCCGCCTTCGACAGCGAACAGCAGAACGATCCCGTCAGCAGCACCGATGCGCTGTTCGGCACCCTGACCTTCTGGGTGGACCGGCTCGACCAGTGGGTCTTCTACGGCGCCTGCGATCCGTCGCTTGGCAAGCAGAACCGGGCACGCGACCCGTCCGCCATCCTGATCGGCGGCCTGAACCGGGAGACCAAGGTGCTGGACGTGGTGGAGGCGCTGATCCGCCGCCGCCTGCCGGACCGCATCATCGAGGACATCATCTCCCTGGAAGAGGAATACCGCTGTGCCCTCTGGGCAATCGAGGCGGTGCAGTTCCAGGAGTTCTTCCGCACCACGCTGGTGGCGCGCGGCCTGGCCCGCGGCATCCCCGTGCCGGCCATTCCGGTCATCCCCGGCACCGACAAGGGCCTGCGCATCGAGCGCCTCCAGCCGCATGTGCTGAACGGCAGCATCCGGTTCCATGCCGGTCAATCCGCGCTGCAGGCGCAGCTCCGCCACTATCCGATGGTGGACCATGACGACGGGCTGGATTGCCTGGAGATGCTGTGGATGACCGCGATCGGCCGGCCGCCGGCCGCCGGCAGCACCATCCCGCCGGCCAGGCCGGCCTGGTCGGGCGGCGGGATCTCCATGCGCGGCCGGCAGAGCATTCGCATGAGGAGGCGTTGATGGGGGCGTTCAACGGGCTGCGCCGCACGGCGGCAGCTGCCGCGCAACGGGTCGCCCGCTTCCTTGAGGCGTCGGATGCGCGCCTGGTGGAGAGCGGGTCCGATGCCCCGGCCGACCCACCGCAGGCCGGCGCGACCGGCAGGGATGACGATGCCGGCTGGACGCGCCTCGGCGGGCGAATCGGCATGCGCGACCTGATGCCGGTCGAGCAGACGCGGATGCAGGAGCTGGCCGCCTATGTGTGGGAGGCGAACCCGCTGGCGAACCGCCTGGTGGAGCTGCCGGTCGCCTTCCTGATCGGCGAGGGCGTGCGCCTGGAGGCGGACGCCGAGGAAGCGCAAGCCTGGCTGGATGCGTTCTGGAACGACCCGATCAATGCCCTGGATCTGCGCCTGGCCGACCACATGCGCGAGTTGGCCATATTCGGCGAGCAATGCTGGCCGGTGCTGGGCAATTCCATCAGCGGCACGGTGCGGCTGGGCAAGGTCGATCCGTCCTGGATCACCGCCGTCATCGTGGACCCCGAGAACCCCGCCGTGCCCATCGGCGTCGAGACGCGCGACCCGATCCAGGTGGGCCAGCTCCGCCGCCGCCGCGTGGTCTATGCCGGCGCCGACACCGACCTGTTCAGCGAGGCCGCGCAGATCATCCGCGCCGAGATGCAGGATGGCGATTGCTTCTACTGGCGGATCAACACCCTCTCCTCCGGCCTGCGGGGACGGTCGGATTTGCTGCCGGCGCTGGATCATGTGGACGCGCATGAGCAGCTGCTGTTCGGCGAGGTCGAGCGTGCCGCCGCGATCCGGTCCATCAATTGGGATGTGACGCTGACCGGCGCCACGCAGGAACAGGTTGACGAGCGCGCGCGCACCATCCGCCCGCCGGAGCCGCTGTCCGTGCGCGTCCACAACGAGGCCGAGAAGTGGGAGCTGCTGACGCCGCAGCTCAATTCGGCCGACGCGGCGGAAGCGACGCGCCTGGTGCGCAACCATGTGCTGGGCGGCGCCACCATCCCCGAATTCTGGATGGCGGACGGCGGCAATGTGAACCTGGCCACCGCCAGCTCCATGGGCGAGCCGACCTATAAGGTCTTCCTGCGGCGCCAGCGCCTGTGGCGCGCGATCCTGGAGGATGTCGGCGCCTATGTGATCCGCCAGCGCCTGGCCGCGATCGGCCTGCCGCAGCTCGCCAGCGAGGCGTCCTACAAGCCCCGCGCCGTGTTCCCCGAGCTGACGGCCAAGGACATCGGGAAGTTCGCCGCCGTATTCCAGCAGGTGGTCGCCGGCGCCGTGCAGGCGGTGCAGATGGCCGCCCTGAGCGAGGAAAGCGCCGTGCGCCTGGTGGTGCTGGCCGCCGCCGCACTAGGGTTGGAGGTGGATGCCAAGGAGGAAGTCGCCCGCGCGAAGGCGGACTTCGCCCGCCGCAGCGAGAGCGACATCTTCCGCGACCCGCCGCCCGCCAATCCTTTCGCGCCACCAGGTGCTGTGCCAGCGAAGCCGCCCGCCTTCCCGGAGGACGGCCGCGGCCCGCGTGAGCCGTGACGGACAAGGAACGCGCGGCCCGCTTCCAGCGGGCGCGCGAGGAGCGCCTGAAGGCCGGCCTGCGCATCCAGCGCGACACCTCGGGCGAGGTGCGGCGCCTGCTGCTGGCCGCCGAGAAGGACATCTTCGCGATCCTCTCCGGCGCGCCGTCCGACTATCGGCGCTGGCAGCTGACGGAGCTGCAACGCCAGATTGCCCGCGCCCTGGCGGCGGTGGACGGCCCGGCGTCCGACCTGGTCGGCGGCGGCATGCTGCGGAGCTGGGAAGCGGGCGTGGCGCTGATCGACGCGCCGCTGGCCGCCGGCGGCGTGCAGCTTTCCGGGGAGCTGATGGCGCTGGACACGCGCAACCTGGTCGCCATGCGCGACTTCGCCACGCACCGCATCCGGGACGTGTCGGCGAAGGTCGCGAACCGGATCAACGACCAGCTCGCCAACACCATGATGGGCCTGCAATCGCCCTGGGAGGCGGCGGAGAAGGTATCCGGCCTGATCCGGGAGGACGGGATGAAGCGTGCCAATGTCATCGTCCGGCACAATCTGGGCACTGCCTATTCCTCCGCCGCGCAGGCGCGCCAGGAACAGGCGGCGGAGGTGGTGCCGGGCTTGCAGAAGCAATGGCGGCGGTCGGGCAAGCTGCATTCCCGCTATGGCCATGACTTCATCGACGGCCAGGTTCGGGACGTGGACAAGCCCTTTGACCTGCCGGGCGGCATCCAGCTCATGTTCCCGCGCGACCCGGCCGGGCCGCCCGGGGAAACCATCAACTGCGGTTGCACGTCGCTGCCATTCATGGCGAGCTGGCCCAGCTCGACCCCGGGCGCCCGGCGCTTTACGGTCGAGGAAGTGAGCGGTTCCAGAACCAAGCGGGCACTGGCTCAGATGAGGGGTGAAATCTGACCCCCGCGAGAACGGCCCCAGGACGCGCCTGGGGCCTCTGGACGCGGGGGATATACCGCACAGGCCCCACGGCGGCGCCTGGACCCGTTTAAACCCCGTTTAACGGCGCTGCTATCAGCCGCCCCCGCCCTGCGAAACCGCCCAGGGGGGATTGATCGGGGGGAAGCGGTTCCTCCCGAACCGATGATCGCGTGCCCTGCAACGTGCCGTCCTGCCCCTGTCCGGCGGAGACGACGCATGACTTCCAAGCCCAGATCGACCGCGAAGCGGACCGCGCCGGCCACCCAGGCTGGCGGCGGCGAGCCGAGCGGCACCGTGTCCGCCGGGGGGGCGGAGGCGCCGGC